GTAGTTAGGGAGCGCGCGGCCATCGTGGCCGAGCCCGTGATCGAGATGAAGGGTCCGCCCATACCGGGCATCCGTCCGCGCGAATATCAGTTGCCGGTGTTCAAGTACTGGGAGGGCAACAAGAAGCCCGACCAGCGCGCTGTGGAGTGCTGGGCGCGGCGACTGGGCAAGGACCTGACCTACATGTCGGTCGCAGCATCGAAGGTGCAGTTCGAGCGCAAGGGGCTGTACGTGCATTTCCTGCCCGAGGCCGAGCACGCACGCCGCACCATCTGGGATGGCTTCACCAACGAGGGAGACCGGCTGATCGACGTGGCCTTCCCGCCTGTGATGCGCTCGAAGACGCTCGACCATGACATGCGTATCGAGTTCAAGGATGGCGGCGCGTGGCAGCTAGGCGGCTCGGATCAGTACGACCGCTGGGTAGGCAGCAACCCCATCGGCATCGTGTACAGCGAGTTCGCGCTGGCGCACCCGAGAGGCTGGGACCTGATGCGCCCGATCCTGAAGATCAACGGTGGCTGGGCCGCGTTCATCTCCACGCCGCGTGGCTATAACCACTTCTTCCAGATCCTGCAGCTAGCCAAGGAGAATCCGGGCTGGCGCTGGTCGCACATCAACGCACTCGAAGCGATGCTCGACGATGGCAACCCCGTGATGACGCAGTTCGACATCGACGAGGAAGTGCGCCAAGGCATGCCCGAGGAACTAGCTAGGCAGGAATACCTGTGCGACTTCAGCGCCGCCAACGTGGGCGCGATCCTCGGGCGACAGGTGGAGCGCGCCGACAAGGATGGCAGGTTGCGAGACGAGGTGTACGACGCAGCAGGCGAGCGCATCGACGTGTCGCTTGACCTTGGATTCCGCGACACGGCGGCTGCGTGGTTCTGGCAACGCTGGCATGACACGCACGGCCTCGTTGACTACGATGAGGACAACGGGCTCGACGCCGAGCAGTGGATACAACGCTTGGCGGACAAACCGTGGCACTACGGCACGATCTATCTACCGCACGATGCACGTGCCAAGACCTTCCAGACTCGGCACACGGTACTGGAGCAGTTCGCCGCCGCCATCAAGGATGGACGTTTAAACGCCGAGCGCGCGGTGCTGGTGCCGATGACCAGCATTTCCGACCGCATCAACGCGGCGCGCACCGTGATGCCGTACTGCCGCTTTGACCGCGTGGCGTGCGCTCAGGGCCTGCTCACCCTGCGCGAATGGCAGTACAAGTACGACGATGCGCGCAAGACTTACAGCCGCGAGCCCGAGCACAACTGGGCGAGCCACGGCGGCGACGCCTTCAGCTACGGCGCGCAGATGATGCGCTTCAGCAGCAAGAGCCTAACTACCAAGCGCGTGCAAGGCCCGGTTAACTGGGCCGATGCGCGCGATCCCCGCCACATCATTCGCCCGACGCTCGCCGACATGTGGGCCGAGCGTGAGCACGAAGCCGAACAAAGGAATCGCATCCCATGAGCGCACTGACGCCGACCCTAACTAGCCGCTCCGACTTCGAGAAGACGCCGCAGGGCATCCAGCAGCTATGGATCACCGAGCTAGCGGCGGCCAAGAAGGATCAGGAGAAGTGGCGCAAGGCGGGCGAGCGCATCACCAAGGTGTTCCTCGATGAGCGCGGCGAGGAACAGAGCGTGATCGACATGCTGCGCTCTGGGACACGTTTAAACGTCTTCAGTGCCAACATCATCACGCTGCGCGCGCTCTTGTTCGGCAACGTGCCGCGCGTCGATGTCGGCAGGCGCTACCAAGACTCGGACGACGATGATGCGCGCGTTGCGAGCGAGATCATGGAGCGCAGTCTGAACGCCGACATCGGTGAGCAGTTCAGCTTCGGCATAGGGCAGGCGCTCGATGACAGGTTGTTAGTCGGCTTCGGCTGCGCTCGCGTGGCGTACGAGGCGGACTTCGAGACCATCCAGCATGAGGCGATCATGTTGGGGGAGCGCGAGGTGGCACCCGCGTTCGAGGAAGAAGTGAAGCACAACGAGGCCGCCCCTGTTTACTACTACAACTGGCGCGACGTGCTGTGGTCGCCCGCGCGTACGTGGGACGAGGTGCGCTGGATCGCGTTTCGCAACTACCTCACCCGCGATGAGTGCAAGGCGCGCTTCGGCGACAAGATAGGCGAGGCCATGCCGCTCGGCACCTCCAAGCGCAAGGCCGCCGATGCGGGCATCCAGTTCGATCCGTGGCAGAAGTCCGAGGTGTGGGAGGTGTGGGACCGTACCATCAAGAAAGTCATCTGGATGTGCGAGGGCATGGACGTGATCTGCGACATGAAGCCCAACACGCTCTCGCTCAAGGGCTTCTTCCCGTGCCCCAAGTTCATGCTTGCCAACCCGACCAGCAAAGCCTATCTACCGCGCGCTGACTACATCTTGGCGCAGGACCAGTACAACGAGTTGAACGACTGCAGCCGCCGCATCACCATGCTGCAGAAGGCGCTCAAAGTCGTCGGTGTGTACGACAAGTCGGCGGACGGCATCCAGCGCATGCTCAACGAGGCGACCGAGAACACGCTCATCCCGGTAGATAGCTGGGCGATGTTCGCCGAGAAGGGCGGCATCAAGGGGCAGGTCGACTGGTTGCCGCTCGATCAGGTGGTGGCGGCGTTGACGGCGCTGCGCGACTACCGCAGCGAGCTTGTGAACCTGCTCTATCAGGTCACGGGTATGAGCGACATCCTGCGCGGTGCCACGCAGGCGGGCGAGACCGCGACCGCACAGTCGATCAAGGCCAAGTTTGCAAGCGTGCGCGTGCAGGCACAGCAGGACGAGTTCGCGCGCTTCGCGACCGATCTTCAGAAGCTGCGCGCCGAGGTGATGATCCTGCACTTCAGCGACGAGGCGCTGGTCAAGCAGGCCAACATGGAGTTCACGCCTGACCAGCAGCATGTGCCCGGAGCGCTCAAACTACTGCGCGAGAAGGATGTGTTCCGCATCGCCATCAAGTCCGAGCAGTTAGCCATGCAGGACATGGCGGCATTGCGGCAGGAGAAGACCGAGTTCGTTCAAGGGCTGTCGGGCTTCATCACTGCCGCCGCGCCGCTGGTGCAGGCGCATCCGGCCGCAGCCCCGACGTTGCTCGAACTACTCAAGTGGGCGATGTCCGGCTTCAAGGGCGCGTCGACCGCCGAGTCGATCTTGGACTCTGCCATCGCATCGCTGCAGCAGAACCCGCCGCAGCAGCCGCCAGATCCGGCCAAGCAGAAGGCCGATGAGCAGCAGGCCAAGACGCAAGCCGGGATGCAGGTCGAGAAGATGAAGCAGCAGGGCAAGCAGGTGGAGATTGGTGCCAACTTGCAGGCCGACCTAACAAGGGTGCAGGCCGAGACCGGCGCGGAACTGCAGAAGCAAAAGGCGCAGTTCATCTTCGACACGCACGCCGCCAATCGCGACGCCATCAACCAGTCGCAGGAAGCGCAGCGCACCGAGGGGGTGGCTGCGACCACGGCAGTCACATCCAAGAGGCCATCGCAATGATCGAGGTGCGCCAGCAAGTAGGTGGGCCGGTGGTATTCATCGGTGGCTGGGCCGTGGTGTTGCTGCCGTTCGTGATGCTCTACGCCAAGCTGTCGAGGGGCGCAGGTCTCGTCTGGTGTTGCTGGAAGCGCCGCGTCGAGGTGCGACTATGAGGCGCACATGGCACTTCGATGAGAAGTTAGGCCGACTGGTCGAAGGTCCTGCCCCGCGCAAGGGGCACTCGGGTGACGGATGGATGTACTCCGACCGGCTGTACTCGGCGACGCCATTCCTTGGCAAGGACGGCAAGGTGATCGACTCGCGCAAGAAGCACCGGCAGTACATGGCGCGCAACGGCCTAACTACTATGGACGACTTCAAGCAAACATGGGCTGACGCGGCCAAGCAGCGCGCCAAGCATTTCACGGACGGCTCGAACGACCGCAGCGCGCGGCGCGAGGCTATCGAGCGCACCATTCTCAAGCTGGAGAAATGACATGGGCAACCGCAGCACGTTCGTCCTGAATGCGCCTGACGAGATGCAGTCGCCGCAGCCCACGGGCGACCGCAACCTCTGGCTGACTGACAACGAGCGCAAGCGCCGCGCGCTGCGCCGCCAGTCGACCGACGCGGCCGAGTCGCTCGGCAATGATCTTGCGAGCGGCCAGCAGTTCATAGGCGACTTGGGGCGCAATGCGCTGGGCCTGCCCGAGGCTGCCATGACGGTCGGCACGGGGCTTGTCTCGCAGCTTGGCACGGGGCTCGGCACCGCTGCGGGCATGGTCGCCGACACGCTGCGCAATGGCATCTCTGGCGGGGTAGATAGGTCTGGCAATCCGGTGATGCGCGTGCGCCAGCCCGACATCGACTCCGCTGCCGAGACCATCGGCGACAACAGCGAGCGCTTCACCTACCAGCCCAAGACCGAGGGCGGGCAGGGCGCGCTGCGCGGCGTGGGCGAGGTGATGGCACCGCTCGATGAGGCCATGAAGGAGGGCGGTCAGCGTGTATCGCAGGCGACCGGCTCACCGCTCGCTGGAGCGCTCACCTACGGCGGGCTGAACTTCTTGGGGCCTGAGCATGGGGCACCGGTCGTCGCCGCGCTCCGGGGCTCCAAGGCGCTCACGGGGCTCATCGAACGGGCGGGTGCGTCGCGCGGCATCGCGAGCACTGGCCGCAGGGCGCGGCAGTCGGGGGCATGGGTGCCGGGTGACATCGCTGAGACGCCGGGCGACTTCTCGATGCGCTCGCCCACGGTCGATGCGTTTACACGCCTCAAGCCGCAGGAGCAGGTGAAGCTCCCCGGCAGGCAGTTGATGAAGGCGTTGCAGCGCGAGGGTGCGAAGAAGGAGGAACTCACGTGGATGGGCCTCGACAAGGTGCTCGACACGGATGAGCCGCTCGCTGTTGCTGATGTCAAAAGGCTGGCCGAATCCAATGCGCCCAAGATCGAGCACGTGCAGGCGCGTGCTGGCGAGGATGGCGGCGAACTCGACGACGACAAGGTCCATGAAGCGGTCAGTGAAGCGGTCAGCAACGACGATGACCTGCGCTACCCGGTGACGTTGCAGCACCGTGCTCCCGGCACGCGCAGGTACGAGACATACGATCAGGCTCCCGGCAATTTCGATAGCCATGACGAGGCGATGGACTGGCTGGACGAGCACAAGAAGGAACTGGTCGAGCACGAGACTAACTACTATCTTGAAAATATCGGCGAGCATTTCGACGAGGAACAACTTGCCGAGATGAGCGACGAGCAGAAACAGGAGTGGGCTGAGAGTGCTGCGGAATCCTCTGTCGGGGATCAGTTAGGGGAGTTCGAGACGGAGAACGATTACGACAGCGGCGCGATCAACGAGGAAGAACTGCGCGACTACCACGAGCAGCGCATCCGTGAGAACCCTGCCGATTATGGCCTCGAAGGTACTGCCGATGCGCCTGACTACGGCGAATACACGGTCGGGCAGCACGGCCGCGAACCCGAGGCTAACTACACGGTGGCGACCGGCAAGCTCGCGGGTGAGAGTCGCTTCGGGCGCAACATGGGCGAGCCGTCGTTCTTGGAGCCGCATACGCGTGCTGAGAGGGCAGAAGCCAACGCGCGCAACCCGGATTTCATCGAGGGCGCGCGCGGCAATCCAGACATGGAAGCTGCGCTCGCGAAGGACTTGCAGGACAGTCAGGCGCAGTTGTCGTTGCTGCCCGAGGAAGCCAAGTCGAAGGCATACCAGCGCGAGGCGCTGCGCCGGGGGCAGGTGGCCGAGGACCCGAACGCCAGCAAGTACCGCAGCCAGTCGAACCTGTCTCACTACCGTGACATGGGCAAGAACCAGATGTATTTCACGCGCGAGACGCATCGGCCCGCGCCTGACTGGGGCACGGTGCAGAGGGGCGTTGGTCGTGTTGATGAGACTGGCTTGGGCACGAATGAAGGCGCGGCGCTGCCCGAGTCGAACGATGATAACCCGCTCGCATTCCTCGAAGAAGCGCAGAGCGACTGGTATCAGAAGGGCCGCAAGACCGGCTGGGCTGACCCCAAGGGCATCGGTGAGATCGAAAAGCAGAAGGTAGATAGGGAGGCGCAGCTAGGGGCGTTTAAACAGCAGGCCGTGGGAGAACTCAGCAACCTGTGGACTAACCCGCACGTGGCCGAGGTGATAAAGCACGGCATCGCGGCTGAAGGGAAGGACAGCTATCTAGCCTCAAAGCTCAAGGAATGGGCAGATCTGCAGCCGGGTGGTGAATTGGTGGGGCAGGTAGAGCCCAGTGAATTACAGGATGCGCGCCTCCGGGCGGGCAGAGCCGTTCTCCGCGAGATCGGCCCATACGCATACGAAAATCCCCCGGCGCAGCAGTTGATAGAACAAACGGCGCAGGGCTTGAGCCAGATGGAGAACATGTCCTCGATTCCCGGCACGGAAGACCTGACGCCGACAGGTCCCATGCGCGAGACCCCGCAGTACACGCAGCTTGCAATGGCCGACGCGCTGCGCCGCGCGGTGCAGGAGGGCAAGCAGTACTTCGGATGGACACCGCCCGACGTGCACGCGCACCGCTGGGGTACGGAGTCGATGCAGTACGCGCCGAGCGCTGAGAATCCGCGCATGATGCGTGCACGCTTCGGCACCCGTCGGCTTGAGCAAGACCCCGGCACGATGCTGGAGAAATTGCAGGGGCGTGCTGATGAGTTGTTAGGCGATGATGTACCGTCGGAGATGTTCAACCTCGACGATCCGAATATCGACAAACTACTGCACGAAGCTGTCGAGGCCAATCTTGACTACGGCATGAGTGACTACCCGGACCCCAACGCGCAGCGCGCCAAGCGTGCGGCGGGCATCAAGAAGGACATGGAGCGCCTCTCGCAGCGCATGACGACGGAAGGACCGCTGCCAGATGAAGGCACCATTCCCCGGCGCGCAGCGACGCACAACTCACCGCGCGCCTACGGCTACGAATCGGCTTACGGCCCGATGGAAAAGCACATCATCGACATCTTGCGCAGGAGCGGCGTGAAGCCCCCGCAGATCCGCGACATCCCGATGCGCGGTGATCGTGGGCAGCCGATGCGCGGATTCGAGATTGATCCCGACTTGGCACGCGCCGCGAAGCGCGGCTTTATCCTGCCTTACTAACTACTAGAGGTTTTTATGCCCGGCGAATCATTACGAGAATCACTGGAGCTATCGTTCGACGAGCACGCTCCTGAAACACCCGAGACCCCTGCCCCTGCGTCGCCTGCCCCGCCGCCTGCGCCCGAGGATCAGCCGCCACCGGGCGACGAACCGCAGGAGCCTGTCACCGGCCGCCAGCGCGATTCGACCGGGCGCTTCGCCAAGGAGCGCGCCGACAGCACTCCGGTCGCAAAGCCGGTAGTTAGCCAGCAGCCACCGCAGGGCCAGCAGCAGCCCGACCCGTTCTCCAAGGCACCGCAGTCGTGGAAGCCCGGCGCGCGTGAAGCGTGGGCCAATGTGCCGCCCGACGTACGCGCCGAGGTGTACAGGCGCGAGCGCGAGAACGAGCGGATTGTCCAAGAGCATGCGCAGGCGCGGCAGGTGTCGACCTATGTGCAGCGCCTGCAGCAGCAGTACGCGCCCGCGCTGCATGCCGAAGGCGTCGATGCGTTGACCGCGTCGGCCAACCTCATGCAGCTAGCTAGTCGGCTGCGCTACGGCACGCCGGTCGAGAAGGCGCAGTTGGCCGCGCAGATCGTGCGTAACTACGGCGTTGACGTAGTGGCGCTCGCCGCCGCGCTCGACGGCCAGCAGTACGCGGGTGCGCAAGGACCGCAGCAAGCCGCGATGGCATACCAAGATCCACGCGTCGACCAGTTGCTGTCGCAGCTTCAGAGTGCGCAGGCCAGCCGCGAGCAGCAGATGCAGTCACGGGCCGTCAGCGATGTGGAAACCTTCGGGCGCGGCAAGGAATTCTTCGAGGATGTGCGCGAGGACATGGGCGACCTGATGGAGTTAGCCGCCAAGCGCAAAATTGACATGTCACTCGACCAAGCGTATGAGCGAGCCTGTGCGATGAATCCTGATATCGCGAAGGTCGTCGCAGCGCGCGGATCGGCGCGGGCAGTTGGAAACGGTAACTCGTCCATCCAGCGGGCACGTGCAGCAGCTTCGAGCGTTCGGGGAACACCCAACCAAGGGATGTCCACTCCGGCACCGAACGACCTTCGCGGAGCTATCGAGGCAGCCATCGAACAAGTCGGCGGTAGGTAAGAGCACGTGCGTGCCCACTTCTATCGAGACAGCCCCGGCACCGGGACAAGGCCGAAGCGTGTAAACGCTCCACGGGAAACGGTGTAAACGCTAGGCTCAATCTCGAATAGTTAGGGGCTAACATGGCATTCCCAAATGTGTCCGATATCATCGCGACGACCATCGAGTCGCGAACTCGGTCCATCGCCGACAACGTCACCAAGAACAACGCGCTGCTGATGCGGCTCGAAGAACGCGGCAAGATCAAGACGGTCAGCGGCGGATCGAAAATCTTTCAGGAACTCTCGTTCGCGGAGAATGCGAACGCGGGCTGGTACTCCGGCTACGACCTGCTGCCCGTGGCGGCGCAGGATGTCATCAGCGCCGCCGAGTTCGACTTCAAGCAGGCCGCCTGCCCCATCGCGGTCAGCGGTCTCGACCAACTGAAGAACAGCGGACGCGAGCAGATGATCGACCTGCTCGAAGGTCGCGTGGGTGTTGGCGAAGCAACGATGGCGAACCTCATCGCCGGTGGCTTGTACTCCGACGGCACCGGTGCTGGCGGCAAGCAGTTAGACGGTCTGAACAAGGCCGTGGTAGTTGACCCAACTACCGGTGTTTACGGTGCCATCGACCCGAATACGTGGGTCTTCTGGCGCAACGCAACTCTCGATCTGACAGCAGCGGCGATGACGGCGGCTCTCATTCAGGGCCACTTCAATACGCTGTGGGGTCGACTCGTGCGTGGTTCGGATCGTCCCGATCTCATCATGCTCGACGCGCTGGTGTGGGGTGTGTATCTGGCAAGCCTGCAGGCGCAGCAGCGCTTCACGGGCACGGAGAAGGGCAAGCTCGGCTTCCCGACGATCCAGTACATGGACGCGGACGTGGTGCTCGACGGTGGCATCGGTGGCTTCTGCCCCGCTGGCACGGCCTTCTTCCTGAACACCAAGTACATCCACTACCGCCCGCACAAGGACCGCAATTTCGTGCCGCTGTCACCGGGAAAGCGCACGCCGGTCAATCAGGACGCTGAAGTGCAGATCCTCGCATGGGCTGGCAACCTGACCTGTTCGGGTCGCCAGTTCCAAGGCCGGATCGACTTCAACCCCTAATCAGTAGTCGGGTGGCGTTTTATCGCGCCAATTTCGGAGCAGGGCTAACTACCCTGCTCCGTTTTTTCAAAGGAGTTCGCAATGCCTGCTTCCCTCCCCGGCTCGACCGTCGCGCAGAATCAGGGCAACCCGACCTTGGGGTCGATGGTGCTGTTCGATGCGGCGTCGGGTCCGAAGAATTCTCCGTTCGATGCACAGAAGGTCGACTACGCGACAGCACCTCCAGCGGGCTTGCCTGCGGGTTGGACTGCAGCGCGCATCCTTCTCAAGGTCAACGATCCGCTCAATTTGTCTACCGGGGGTCTATCTACCGGTGTGGGCTACGGTTCGCCACCGATCATTGGCGAGGCGGCTGTTGGCATTCGTTTCAAAGGTCCGGGCTTCACCGACGACTACAAGCCCGGTATCTCGACGCTCGCCAGCCCCGTTGTTGATTCGACCAACTCGCGCTTCATGTACATCGGTGGCGGCAAGAGCGCCATCGTCAACGGCACAGGACCCAACGGCAACGGCTACCCTCCGGGGTGGTTCACGAGCCAGCCCGTGCCCTATGTCGCGGGCTTTGGCATCGCGGCGGCTGGCAACGGCGGTTCGCGCGACGGTGGCGCGGGTCCTGCCTTCACCGGCTTCCCGTTGAAGTCCGTGACCGCAGTCGGCGCGGTCGCCAATGGTGCGGCGGTCGAGACCAACTGGACCAATCGCTCAGGCGTCGGCATCGTCGCGGGGCAGTCGGTGTTCGGCAGCGGCACGGCGCAGCTTGCAGCTTTGTCGTAAGGAGTAGTTAGATGGAAACACCGAAGAAAGAGTACCAGCCCGGCGAGGGCAGTGAGGTCGAGGTGCCGCCCGAGACTGTTGTCGAGGAAGGCTCGGGCGACTACGTCGAGGAAGGTGCCGACGAGGATGATGAAGCGGTTGCCGACAACCGGAGCGATAACTGATGCTCACCGCTGGCTGCATGAAGTTAGACGCGGCCGGACGGGTAATCATTGCCATCGACGGGGTGCCGGTCGCCTTCAACGGCGGCACCCCGGTGACGGCGAGCGGCGCAATGGCGGCAGCAGCGGGTGCTCCCGATGTCTTCCTCGCCTCGTTCGGCTACGTGATCGACGGTGCGATCTGCGCTCGTAACATCGCGCCTGCAAATCCTTCGGGGCAGGGTGGCTTCGGGCGCGACTCGGCGGGTGGCCTGACGTTCGCGACGCTTGAGCCGATTGCCAGCTACATCGCGGGCATCCCGGTGACGAGCGACGGGCGCATCGCGGTGTCGCTCGAAGGGCCGCCGCCCGTTAATACCAGCGGCTTCGACAACGGCTTCGACGCAACTGCATTCCACTAAGCAAGGGAGCGTTTAAACATGACGACCCGGTACACCGTCACCCAGTTGAATGCGGAGGCGGACGCCTTGCTGCCCGACAATACGACGCAGCAGATCTCTCCTGCCGATGTGCGCAATGTGTTGAAGCACATGCTATCTACCCTGCGGCTGTCAGTCGCGACGATGCGCCGCGACACCAACCTCGTGCTGCCGCTGTCGCCGACCCTGCAGACGATCAAGCCGTGGTCGGTCAATCCGTACGCCGACCCGCCCGAGAATGTTGCCAACCTGACTACCGGGCAGATCACCAAGCAGGTCACGTCGCTCGGCAATGCGAAAGCGATGGACCGCATCACCTTCTACATCGGCGTGGCGGGCACCGCAGGCGTCGAACTGACTTTCATCCTGTACCGCAACGGCGCGGCGACCGACATCATCGGGCGCGTGAGCACCGATGGCGCTGGCAACGTGCGCAACGCCGCGCTCTCCGGCGTGCTGGAGCACACCGACGACTCGGTGTACGAGATCAAGGTGAGTTCCACCAACACAGCTAACTACACGTTCACGAACGGCACGTTCCGTGTCGAGGACGTTTCGATCCCGACCTGACTATAAAGAGACCACCATGCGCGACGTATCACTCGAAGAACTTGCTGACAACATCAACAACCCGTCGTTTGGCGATGACCTGCTGGGCGTCGTGTTCTACAACCGCACCGTCGAAGACGCCACCAAGTCGGCCGAGGTCGGCCACCGTGTCTTCAAGACCCGCGACTATGTGAAGATCATGATTCCCGGCGACCGGCACAACATGATAGATAGGCCGGTGCAGCGCACTGGCACGCTGCCGACCGACGACATCATGCGCTTCCCCAAGCAGTGGCAGCGTTACCAGAACAAGCAGGAGCAGCAGGAGCACGAAGGCACGCCGCTCATGCTGTGGAACGTGATGCCTGCGCCGCTCGCCGAGGAACTGAAGCACCTCAACATCTTCACCGTCGAGCAGTTGGCGAACCTCGCCGACATCCACGCGCAGAAGATCCGGGGCGGCCCCACGTGGAAGCAGAAGGCGTCCGAGTTCATGAAAGCGCTCAAGGACACCGCGCTCGTTGGTAGGCTGCAGGTGGAACTCGCCGAGCGCGACAACACCATCGAGACGCAGGGCAAGGCGATTCGCGATCAGGCCGACAAGATCGAGCGCATGTCGATGAGGCTCGCCAAGCTGGAGAAGTAAACCATGCCGCGCTTTTCGACCATTGGTGACATCGTCAACAGGACAGCGGTCGGGGTCGGCCTCGACCCTGTGGCAGACCCATTTGCGTCGGACGACCCGGCGCTGATCCAGCTACGCACGCTCGCCAATGAAGTCGGCGACACGCTGGTGATGACCGAGGATACGCAGTGGCAACAGTTGGAGCGCTCGGCCAATTTCACCACCGCGCTGGGTGACACGGGCATTTACGATCTACCGGTCGATTTCGGTTACATGATCGACCAGACCCAATGGCAGCAGGGAGCACCGGGCGCTGCCTACCCATTGCTAGGACCTGCGTCGAACCAGTGGTGGAGCTATCTCGAAGCGTCGGCTATCTATAGCGTTACTATCTACGCATGGTTTCAGGTGTCGAACGGCAAGCTGGCACTGTGGCCGCAGCCGCCCACGGTTGGCATCCCCATTGCCTACAAGTACACCAGCCGCTACTGGGTGCAGGACGGTACGAGTACGCCGCCGACGCTGGTCTACAAGGATCAGGTGCAGCAGCAGAGCGATGTGGTGCTGTTCGAGCCGATCCTGTTCGTCAAACTACTGAAGCAGGCTTTTCTCACCGCCAAGGGCTTCGACACCAGCAAGGTCGACGCCGAGGTGCTCAACGCGATGTCGGGAATCGGCGGGCGCGACAAGCCTGCGCCAGTGTTGTCGTTGAATGGTCCGCGTGCGTTCTCGCCGCGCCTGCTCGACAGCATTGTCAACGTGCCAGAGACCGGGATAGGTAGTTAGGTGCTTCAGGCAGGCCAAAAATTTGCCGAGATTGCGCTGGGCAAGCGCAAGCCGCAGCGCCAGAACACCAAGCCCACGTTCTGGCCCGCAACGCAGGGCGGCATCAATGCCGTGTCCGCTGCGAGCGCGGTGCCGCCGCAGGATGCGCTGCTGCTCATCAACATGATCCCGTCCGAAAAGGGCGTGCGAATCAGGAAGGGCTGGATCGAGCATTGCCAGAAGGTGCCCATCGGTGATGGCGTCAAGACGCTCGTGCCGTTTACACACCAGAACGTCGACGCGCCGGTCGACAAGCTGTTTGCCCTAACTAGTGACGGCATCTACGATGCGACCACGGTGGGCGCGCTGCCGGTCAAGGTGATGGACTTTCCGACCAAGTCGGGCGAGGCTGGCTGGGCGCAGTGGACGCACTACACCACGATTGCCGGGCAGTTCATTCTGCTGTGCGACAAGGCTAACGGCTATTACGTCTACACTGCCGCAACCAATACATGGGCTATCGGCGTGGTAGTTAGCGCACCAGCGGGGCTGCTCGCTACCTCGCTGGTGTTTGTGATGGTGTGGAAGAACCGCGTCTGGTTCATAGAGAAGGACACCGGCACGGGCTGGTATCTGCCGGTGGGCGTGGTTGCGGGTACGTTGACGCCTTTCTACTTCGGCAACAAGTTCAAGTACGGCGGTTATCTCAAGTCGCTGTGGAACTGGACGCTCGATGGTGGTGAGGGTGTCGACGACTATCTAGTCGCCATCGGCAGCGCGGGCGACATGGTGGTCTACAAGGGCACTGATCCAGCCGCTGTTGCCACCTTCAACCAGAGTGGCTGGTGGTACATCGGCCGCCCCATGCAGGGCCGCAGACAAGGCGCGAGTATGGGCGGCGAGCTACTAATCGCGACCAACTTCGGCATCCTGCAAACGTCGAAGTTGGTCGCGGGGCAGCCCGCGACCGATGAAGCCGTGTCGATGAGCTACAAGATCAACCCGGCGATCAATCAGGTGAGCGACCGGATGGCCGAGTTCTACGGCTGGGAGCCGGTGTTCATTCCGAAGGAACAGCTTCTGATGTTCATTACGCCGAAGGAAGCTGGTCAGACCTATCTACAGTTTGTGTTCAACACGGCAACACGCGGTTGGTGCGTGTTCGCGGATCTGCCGGTGAAGACCGGCGTGATGTGGAAGAACAAGTTCTATTTCGGCACTGACGACAATCGGATAGCTAGTTACGAAGGTTTCCTCGACCACGTGATGCGCAACCCCATCGTTGACGGCACCTTCGAGCCTATTCAGTGGGAATCGCTCACCGGCTTTCAGGGATTCAACGAGCCCGCGATCTGGAAACGGGTGCAATTCATGCGCCCGCTGTTCATCGGGCAGTCGAACCCGGTGTACAAGATCGTCGCGCGCTACGATTTCGACCTGACGCCTCCCGCAGGCTCTGCAGTCTTCCCCGCTACCTCGGGTGCGATCTGGGACCTTGGCATCTGGGACTTCTCGTTGTGGGGTGGCGGCTACGTCACGACCAAGTCGCCGAAGGGCGGCAGCGGCATGGGTCGCTACGTGGCGCTGTACATGCGCGGGCGGGTGTCGTCGGAGTTGATTCACGTCGGCACCGATGTGCTCTACGACGTTGGTGGCATGCTATGAGCACGCGGCCTATCCAGTTCCGCTCGATGAACTGCGAGGCAGACTTCCGCACGTTCACCGAGAAGACTAGCTACCATCCCGGCCCGCAGTTCGGCGGCATCGTGGCGTACATGATGCAGAGCGGACGCGAGCATGGCATGGGCATGGTCGGCTTCGATAGTTGGTCGCCACGTACCGTGATGGCGCACTGGTTCATTCGCTACCCGCGCTGCATCGAGCCGCTGTGGGCTGAAGCCGTGGACTACATCGCGCTCACGGGTCGCAAGGCGATCTTGGGCAGTACACCGTCTAACAATGACAAGGCCCTTCGCTCGATCCGCCACTTGGGGTGGGAAGAACTTTATCGAATCAAGGATGGCTGGGACGAAGGTGTTGATCTCGTAATCTCGGAGTACAAAATCCATGTCAGCAAATGCAATGCAGCCGTCGCCGTACGGCGGACAGCAGCCTAACCAGCCGCCTAGCGGGCCGCCTAACAGAAGCATGTGGGGTGCGCCGCCGCCCATTGGTGGCGGAATGCCCGGCGGCATTCAAGCCGCGATGGGGCAGATGCGGCCACCGATGGGTGCGCCGCCGCAGGGTATGCAGCCCGGCATGCCGCCCCGACCGATGCAGCCGCAAATGCCGCAGGGACCGACGCCGGGCGGGCCGCCTCCGGGCATGGGTGCGCCGCCGCCTCCGGGCATGGGTGCTCCCGGCCAGAGTGCTGGCATGCCGCCGCAACAGCAGCAGATGATGGCGCAGGCGCAGGCGCTGCGCGGTCGCGGCGGTGGTCGTTACTAGTTAGGTGCCACATGAGCAAGTCGACCCCCAAGGCTCCTGACTACGCTGCCGCTGCGCAGGAGCAAGCCAAGTCGTCCAAGGAAGTGACGGAGCAGCAGACGTGGGCGAACCGTCCCGATCAGGTGACTCCGTGGGGCACGGAGACGTGGTCTAACGAGATGGTGTGGGACCCGGCGACCCAGCAGAACATCAACAAGTGGACGCAGAACACTTCGTTGAATGACCAGTCACAGCAGGCGCTCGACGCGCAGTTGGCCGTCACCAACCAGCGCAGCCAGCTTGCCCTCGGCGCGGGCAACCGGCTTGGCGATGAGTACGGGCAGGGGTTTGACTGGAACCAGTTCGGGCAGATGGCGCAGAATCCGAACGCGCCTATCTACCAGCAGCCGGGTGCGATGAAAGGACCTGCGCAGGGGCCGCAGTACGGCACGCAAGGTTTAAACGCATTCGGGCAGGCTCCAACGCAAGGCCAGTACTCAGCCGAAAATATCCAGCGCGGGCTCGACACCTCGGGCCTTCAGCAGTTAGACCCCTCGCAGCGCTACTATCAGCAGGCGGGCGATGCGGTCTACAACCAGTGGGCGAATCGCGCCATGCCTGCGCAGCAGATGGCGACCGACGCGATGCGCACGCAGTTGTACAACGCGGGCTTGAAAGAGGGCGATCAAGCCTACGACAACGAGATGGCGAAACTGCGCATGAGTCAGGGCGATGCGCAGCAGCAGGCGGCATTCCAAGCCACCCAAGCGGCAGGGGCTGAAGCCTCGCGCATGTACGGCATGGACCAATCTACCCGCCAGCAGCAGTTCGGCGAGCTACAGGGCGCGGGCAATTTCGCCAATCAAGCCTCGCAGCAGGCTCTGAACCAGCAGCTAGGCATCGGCGGCCAGCGCTACGACGAGTCGCTCGGCGGTGGCAACTATGCCAATCAGCTACGCCAACAGCAGTTAGGCGAGATGACGGGTCTCGGCCAGCAGAACTACCAGAACCAGCAAGCCTACATCGACGCGCAAAATGCGCAGCGCGCGCAGGGCCTGCAGGAGCAGATGGCGGTCGGCCAGCAGAACTACGCCAATCAAACTAGTCAGGCCAATGCGTTCAACACGCAGCGGCAGCAGCAAATCGCCGAGGCGATGCAACAGCGCGGCTTCAACCTGAACGAGATCAACGCGCTCCTGACAGGTCAGCAGGTGAGCATGCCGCAGATGCCCGGTTTCCAGAACGCCGCTGCCTCGCAGGGGCTGCAGTCGTTGCAGGCTGCCGACATGACGGGGCAGGCAGCGCTCGACGCCTACAACGCCAAGCAGGCCGCGACCCAAGGGATGATGTCCGGCATCGGCTCGATTGCGGGCGGCTTCATGCCGTCGAGTCGTGCTGTCAAGCGTCGCGTGAGGCGCATCGGCACGACCCCCGGCGGCACGCCTATCTACTCGTTCCAGTACGTGTGGGGCGGACCCAAGCAGATCGGCGTGATGGCCGACGAAGCGCCGCCAGAATCCGTTGTCAACATCGACGGGGCTATCTACGTCGACTACTCGAAGGTGACCTGACATGACCCCGGAAGAATACAAGGCGCAGATGATGAGGCTGCATCCGGGTGCGTTCGGCATCAACGTGCCGGGTGCACCTGACGCGGCTCCGCAGGCTCCGGGCATTTCTCCGGGGATGTTAGGCGGTGGCATGGGTGGGCCGCAGCCGCCACCTTCGCCGCTCGCTGCGCAGCCGCCGCAGATGGGACCGCCGCCGCAGATGCAGCCGCCTTCGATGGACGCCGCGCTCGCGCAGGGTCCGGGGCTGGAGCAGCAACTGCCGATGGTGGGACCGCCCAAGCCTGCCGTCGATCCGAATGCCATCCCCGAGAGCGCGCTCGATGCACTCCTGCAGACTCCGGTCGATCAGGGCGAACTTACAGGCCTCATGGAGCAGCGCGAGCGCGCCAATGCGCTGCGCGATACGGCGCTGCCTGAAGGCAGGCAGGCGGGCCGCACGTTCGTCGCCGCGAATCCTCTGGAGTTCATCGGCGCGGGCATCAAGCAGTACCGGGGCGGCAAGCAGTCGAAGGCGCTCGACACCGAGATCGGCGGCAAGCGCGCCAAGATCGGCAAGCAGCAGGGTGAGTACACCAAGGAGGCCGCCAAGCAGGGCGGGCTATCTATTCTCTTTGACAAGATCAAGGGGAAGAAGAAAGACGATAACAGTTCGGACTAACTACCATGCCTAGCATATTCGACCCGCTGATAAACGACCCCGAGGACGAGGCGCAGAACAAGGCGCTGATCCAAGCGCTGCGCCAGCAGACCGCGCTCGGCATCGTGGGGCAGGGCATGGGACTTGAAGCCACCCAGCAGATAGGCCAAGGACTGCAGCGCGGCGCGCAGCAGTCCTTCGGTGAGGCGATGCAGGCGCGCGAGCGCGCCAAGCAGATGAAGATGCAGCAGCAGCAGATGGCTGCCGAGGCCGCGCAGCGAGCGCAGGCGCAGAAGAACTGGCAGGAGCAGATGGACGCGGGCAAGCGCCAGTTCAGCGCCATTGCCGATCCGATCACTGGTGCGATGAAGATGTACAACACCTTCACGGGCGAGTGGCAAGACGGCACGGGCGGCACGCCTCCGGGCGCGAACGACAAGACACCGATGGGGCCGACCGGTTTTCCCAAGATTCCCGCTGGCATCAAACTACCCGAGAACGCCAGCAAGAATTACATCGGCTCGTCGATGCTGGCCGAGCACCTGCCTGCACTGGAGGGAATGATCGCGGGCGGCTATACGCCCAACCGCAAGGACCTGATGGCGGTTGGTCCGCCGATGCAGGGGGCTGCGGGCGCGGTGCAGAACATGACGCCGCGCGAGATGGCCGGACCCGAGGCGCAACAGTATTACGCCGTCGGCGGCAAGATCCTGACCGCCATCCTGCGGCCTGAGTCGGGCGGCGCGATCACCGAGGATGAATGGAACCAGTACGGCCCGCTCTATCTACCGTGGCCGGGCGATGACGGCAAGACCGTGCAGACCAAGCTGACCGCGCTGCGCGAGTACATGCGCCGTCTGGCGGCGGCCTCGGGGCCTGCGGCGAGTTTCTTCGTCGAGCCGCCGCCGGGGCAGCCGGGCCAGACGGGTCGGGCCGAGCCGCGACCCGGCGACAAGTACTTGCCGCAGCAGCAGTAGGAGTAGTTAGATGGCAGTGACACCGGAACAACTCCAGCAGGCCATGCGCGCCGCCCTGCAGGCGGGCGACCGGGAGGCGGTCGAGGATCTGCGCCAGCGCCTCGCCGAGTCGTACCGCTCCGAGTCGCAGAACGCGGCCATCGAGGGCACCGGCACCGGCCAGCGGTTGCGCGAGGGGATCGGGCAGGGCATGACCAATGTTGCCCGGCACATCGGAAACCTCACGGGGCAGGTGTCCGACGAGGATCTCGCCAGCGCCAAGCAGCGCGACGCTGCGCTGCTTTCAACCGGGGCGGGCAAGACGGGTGCCTTCTTGGGAGAAGTCGCCGCCACGGCCCCCGTGGGCGGTCTGGGCTTGGGTGCCGCACGGGCCGGGGCCGCCAAGCTCGGGGCGGGTGGCCTGACCCGTTTCCTTGCCTCGGCGGCCGGGGCTGGGGGCTCGCAGGGCGCAGCAGAAGGCGCTCTGCTGGCCGATCCCGGCGAGCGGCTACGTGGGGCTGCCATCGGTGGCGCGGCAGGCGCTGCGATCCCGTGGCTCGGCGGCAAGGCATGGCGCGCGCTCACCCGAGGGGTGCAGGCGAGCGCCCCGGCCCGCTCCCTGATGCGCAAGGGGGTGGACTTGACCCCCGGCCAGATGAACCCCGAGGGGGTGCTCGGCCGCGCCGAGGAACTCACGGGGCGGATGTTCGGCGGTGTCGAGAAGGCGCGCGCTCGCGGCATGGGTGACTGGCGCACGCTTGCGCGGCAGGAGGGAGTCGCGCCACAGGTGCAGGGAGCCAATCGCGCGAGCAGTGCGCAGCGTGGCATGGCGAGCATGTTCGACGAGTTCGAGCAGGCTTACGATCCGGTGAAGGGCTTGCCCATCATGCCCAAGGTTTTCGGCAACGGGCCGCAGCCGACCTTGCAGGCGCTGTTTAAACAAGCTGCCGGTAACAGGGCCACGATGGCGACCGGGCAGTTACGCGGCGAGGTAGGTAGCTGGCTCGATAACGCCGCGACCATGCTGCGCCGTGACGCGCAGGGCAACGTCCTGAGCGACGATCTGCTCAAGCTGCGCTCGCTCATCCGAAAGCAGGCGTTCGCGGCAGGCGACGATGAGGCGAAGCGTGTCATGTTGCACGAGGCCGAGCAGGCCGTGACCGACGTGCTGGAGTCGCAGGTGCATGGCAGCGCGGCGCAGGCGCTGCGCGCGGCGGATGCGAAATACGCGCAGTACAAACTACTCGAACAGGCTGGGTGGTTAGGGCGGCGCAATCAGGCCCCGACCGAGTTCACACCTTCGCAGTTGCTCTCGGCGGTCGGCCAGCAGACGGGCAAGGGAGCGTTCGTGCGCGGCGGTGGCGGGCCACTGCGCGCGCTTGCCGAGCAGGGCCGACAGGTGTTCGACGCACGCGTCCCGCAGACCGGGTCTGCGATGGTGAGCGCCGCGCCGTACGTCGCCGCCTCGGCGCTGCTCGGCAAAGCTGGACTCGCCCTCGCCCCAGCGGTGGCGGGGCTCGCCATGACCCGCACCGGGCGCAGGATCGCAGCAGGCGTGACGCAGCCGCAGATGAAACTGCGCGCGCTCGCGGCGGCGCTGCGCAAGGCCAAGAAGCTCGCGGGCAGGAATGCCGGTGGCGTCACCGGGCGCGGACTCGGCACAGCGTATGGCGCGGCTGCTGGTGAGCGCTATTACAACGAGGACTAACTAAATGCCACGCGATTCAAGCGGCAATTACACCCTGCCACCGGGCAACCCGGTGGTCGGCGGCACGACGGTCACGACCGCGTGGGCCAATCCGACGATGACGGACATCGGGGCCGAGCTAACTAATTCGCTCGACCGTTCGGGGCGCGGCGGCATGCTGGCCCCCTTCAAGTTCGCAGACGGCACCGTCGGGGCTCCCGGCATCACGTGGAACGCGGAGCCCACGTCCGGCATCTTCCGTGCGGCGGGCAACGACATGCAGGCCGTGATTGCAGGCGTCCCGCGCATGCGCTGGACGGCGTCGAGCGTCGATGTGTGGGACACCGGCACTTCGACGTGGCTACCCATCGTCGGCCCGTCCGGCTCGACTTACGCGCTGGTAGGTAGTCCTAACATCTTTACCGCGATCAACACGTTCAACACGACGACCATTTTCAAGGGAAGCGGCAGCGCTTCGGGCACCTCGGCCATTTCGCTGCAGTCGATCCTGCCAGTGATCTACTTCGTCGACACCGATGCGGCGGTAGATCGCAAGAAAATGCGGATCTACAACTCGGCGGGCGGCGCGGTCTGGGACTGGCAGAACGACGCCGAAAGCGTCACGCGCGCGGCGTTCAACATCACGTTGAACGGCGGCGTCACGGCCATAGCCTTCGGCAATTCGACCGACAATACGACTTTCACCTTTAACGGCACGGGTCTAGCTACCTTCGGCGGTGCGGCTACCATCACCGGTATCCTCCAAGTCAACGGCGATCACATCAAGCTAGCCAATACCGACGTGTACTTCGAGTGGAACGAGACCGACGTCGCGGCCGACGAGAAGATCTGGTGGGGGCGCGCGTCGAGCAGCCAGTGGAGTCTATCTACCCGTACCGATGCGGGCGCGGTCGGGCAGGACGCTTTCCGTGTGGCGCGTACCGGGGTCGCGGTCACGCAGGTCATCTTCGGCAACGCTACCAGCAATCCGACCTTCACCTTCTTGGGCACTGGCATCATCACGCTCGGCGGCGCGGTGAGTTTAAACGCACCGCTCAACATCGCCTCGGCGCGGCCGGGCTTGAACTTTAACGAGACCGATCAGGCGCTCGACGAGAAGCGCTGGCGGCTCGACATTCAGAGCAAGACCTACTCGTGGCAGACCACCGATGATGCGATTAGCGTGGCGCGCGACTTCATCTCGGTGGCGCGCGGTACGGGCATCGCAATCAGTGGCATCGCTTTTGGCAATGCGACCGACAACCCTAACTACAACTTCAACGGCACCGGGCCGGTGTTCGCGGCGGGGCCTTTCTTGGGACCTGCGGGTGCGGTCGGCACGCCGAGCCATTCGTTTTCGGGCGACACCAACACCGGCATGTTCAGCCTTGGCGCGGACTGGCTGGGGTTCGCGGCGGGCGGCTCGGTGACGCGCTTCAGCGTGTCAGCGGCGCTTGTCACCAACCAGTACGCCATCAACATCACCGGTGCCCTTGCAACCGGTCGCCTGTCAAGCGACGGGGCGAACAACCGCATCCAGACGATAGCCAGTTACTACGACGATTCGGTCATCGAGGTTGCAGTCGGCGTCACCGCAGGCTTCCAGACCGGCGTCGTGTTCGGCGCGCGCTCGACTACTAACAACTCTGGCGAGGGCGCTAACTTCTTCATCCGTGGCGTGAGCGCGTTCAAGATCGACAACGCGGCGATCACCAGCACCAAGGTGATCCTCGCGCCCGCAGGTGCGCTCGCAGGTCCCGGCCATGCTTTCTCGGCCGATGTCGATACGGGTTTGTTCCTCGCCTCAGCGGGGCAGATGCAGTTGGTGGCTGGTGGCGTTGCGCAGGCCGAGGCGCTCGGCACGCCATTCACCGCCGTCAATCGCTTGCGCGCTCTGACTGTGCTCTCGGTGCAGGACGGCACGGCGGCCAATCCGTCGCTCGCCTTCGATTCGGACATCGACACGGGCTTCTACCACTTAGGCACCGATGCCATCGGCGCAGCCGAGGGTGGCGTGGGCTTTCGCATCGGCTACCGCAACGTGCCGCGCTCAAGCACCACGACCACGGCGGCCATCGGTGATGTCGGCAAGTGCATCCCGATCACGGCGACCATTGCCATCCCGGTCTCGACGTTCGCGGCAGGCGATGCGCTGTCTATCTACAACGACTCGGCGGGCGCGCTCACCGTTACCTGCACCACACCGACCTTGCGCCTTGCGGGTACGACCACGGCGGGCACCACGCGCACGCTTGCGGCGCGCGGCATGATGACGTTGTGGTTCAACACGGGTGGCTCGTCACCTGATGTCATCTGCTCGGGTCCCGGTGTCTCCTGATGAGCGGTATCCAGCAGATGCTGATGGGCGCGGCCGGGGACCGGCTCGACATGACGTTCGTCGCGCCGACCAGCGCAGTCGTCGGCACGGCAATAGTTAGTTTCCAGCTTAATGCGGCTGGCGACATCATCGCCACCCAGACCAACAACACCACGGCAGACCGGGGCGACTGGATCGCGCCGAAGCAGAACGCCGCGCTCTACGAGGTGCAGGCGACGCTCCTGACGGGCGGGCCTCTAACTAGCGGCACGATGGGCGCGTACGTCGCGCTCAACATCAGCCGCACGTGGACCTACAACGTGGTCGCGGTGCAGGATCTGACCGCGACCGTGCGCTACGACTTCCGCCGCATCGGCGACACTTTCATCGTCAACTCGCAGGTCGTTACGTTCCACGGCATAGGTAGTTAGGAGAAGATCATGGTATCCACATTGCTGACTCTGTTCATCATCCTCGCCATCGCAGCATTGCTCTGGTGGGGCATGTCGCAGCTTCCACTTCCGCCCGTGGTGAAGACCGTCCTCACGGTCATCTTCGGGGTGGTGATCCTCATTCTCATCTACAACATGTTCGTGGGTGGCGGGCACACCATCAGGATCAATCCATGAGGTGGCCGTACCAGCACACGCCCTATCTATCGGCGCTGCCGGGGCTCGCAGGTCCCGGCATGGACGTGACTGCGGGAGACCGGCCCAGCAAGCTGTACTTCGTTGACTCGCTGGAGAACGTCAAGACGGGTGGGCCAGCGCCGGAGCTAGGGCCTAACTGCTTCAAGGGCACGCTTTGGTGGTGCTGGTACGCCGATCAGGGCGAGGGCTTCCACAAGTGGATGATGCCGCTCAAGGGTGGCTACGCCTATCTGGGGCGCGGCATGAATGCCCCTGATGGTGTCGGCAACTTCGATTACGTCGGCCACAGCGCGCCCGGTGCGGGGCTTTTCATCCAGACCGCTGCCATGTATGTACGGGGCAGCAACTCGCGCATCTGGCACATGCCAAGCTGGGTCGGCGACCTGCCCTCGGTAGATGGGCCTGACAAGTTCCGCGCAGATCAACGAGACGCGCTGCAAGGCAGCACGCCTAACTTCGACACGGGGCGCGTCGCGCACATCAACTGCGAAGGTCGCTGGTCGATGGATGAGACGGTGCAGTTCTGGTACGCGACCAACGGCATCGGCTGGCTGAGAGGGGCTATCTACGAGCCGCTGCACATCCCGCCTGACTTTGCGATGCCCGAAGGCAGCCATCACGAGGCGGGGGTCGACCACGGCTTCGGGCATCTGCTCTCGGGCCGTGCCGACCTTGCGCTGTCGATGCAGTCGCTCTACGCGCATACCACCGACCGCAATCCGTTGGTCGCAACGCCTAACTATTCGCATGTCAACTGCCTGCACTACAACCACGGACGCACCTACATCGGCCGGGGCGAGGCAGTCAACATCGACGACAATGGCGACCACAACGCAGCCGATGGTCGCACGATGCAGGCGAACATCGTCGGCAACGTCACGGTCAGGGGGCCGGAGCAGGGCGACTCGATGGTGCTGGCGCGCATCCGGGAAGTGACCGAGGGGTCGACGGGGCACGCGGCATGGAACTCCTGCTTCGGCTGGCCGTCACCAGAGACGCAGGAGGGCTTCTACCATGACGGTGTGCCGACTAACTACTTGCGCCCGCTACCGCGCCGCCCGGCGTGGCCGCTCGGGCTTGCGTTTGACTATGACGGGGTGCTTAAACCGTGCGCCGACCCGCTCAACCCCAAGGTGCAGGAGGGGCTCGCGTTCGTCGATCTCATGCGACGCTCCGTTGGTTGCATGCCTGCGCGCCGCTATCTCTACAAGGGCGGCATCAACAAGGTCTGCGACCAGATCGAGGCGGCGCTGCGCGGGGTAGTTAGTCCGCCGCAGTACGTCAACACGGTCGAGGAAGCGGGCGGGTGGCCCGAGGTGCCGTCAGGCTCCATCGACCCTCTCAACCCGAGCGCCGACTGGCACGCGCCATTCCCGCTCGGAGCCGACCGCGACGAGGTGTACGACTCCGGCTTCCTCGTCGACGGTAGCTCGCGGGCGGGACTCAACAAGATCCGGGAGTGGGTGGCTAATCAGTACCACTACACCACGGGGCGCTAGTTAGGCGTGCTCAGGACTTCTTCGGGGTCGATGGGCTGCGAGCCGTTGAGCTTCGGGGAGTTCGCCTGCTCGCGCAGCTTGGCGAGCAGGTGTGTCATGTTGGCGTTGGCGACGGTGCCGAATGATACGTTGGACAGCACGGTGCCGACGAAGTCGAGTTCCTGCGGGGTGAGTTCGATCCGAATGTCGCGCATGTTTAAACACTCCAAAAGAAAAGGGGGCCTTGAAGGCCCCCTGCGTATAACACCAACCTGACTTACCAGCCAGCCTTGGCGAGGCAGATCGGGCCAATGCCGATCTCGATGCTCTGCGGATCAGTCAGCGGGCGCGAGCAGCACGAGCAGCGACCGGTCAGGATGCCGCTTTCCTTCGCGGCCTTCGCCGGGTCGGCTTCGATGATGTCGAGCGTCTGGATGGCGCGCTTCGTGGCGTCGTCGGAGAGGCCACGCGGCAGGGCGCGGAAGGCGTGCGACGCGGTGTTGACCGAGCCAAACAGGGTGCCGTCGAACTTGAGCCAGATCACCGATCCGTCGTTCTTCAGCGAAGCCTTGAAGTCGCCGACCGAGAAGTGCGCGAAGGCGTCGAGGCTAACTACCTTGCACAGGTTCGGGTAGAGCTTGGCGGCGGGAGCGGCCGGGGCATCGCCGTCAGTGTGGAACTGTGCGACCAAGCGGCCGACGTGCGGGCGCTGGCGGTCGGTGAACGAGCCGTAGCGTTTAAACCCTGCGAGCAGCGAGGTGGCGAAGTCCACGTCGCGGGCAGCGAGGCGCGGCAGGTAATCGCCGAGGCGCTCGGCAAGCTGCGCGTCGCTCACGCCGCTGGTCGGGCAGGCAGCGAGCGGGGTGTGCGGCACAATCGGGGCGGGAGCGGCGAGGCCAGCGAGGCGCGCAGCGTGCGGGCGCTGCTTGTCGGTGAAGCTGCCGTACTTGGTGAAGCCGTCGATGAGCGAGCGGGCGAACTGCGTGTCGCGCTCGGCGATGTTCGGGTAGTTCTGCAGGAGCGCGCGGGCGATCTCCTGATCGTTCGAGGGAGCGGCGGCGACGGGTTCGTGCTTGACGATCTGCTGCGCGGCCTGCTGTTTCCAATCTTTCATTCGAGGGTCTCCGTGAAGGGGCGCACCACGCGCCCACAACCCGGAGATTACAGACCCCTGTTGACGATGTCAACACCTACCGGATGGGCTCGGTCGGATGGAACTGCGGATTCGGGGGTTCCTTCGGCCAGTCGGGGTCGGCCAGCTTGTCCGGGCCGCCCTTGAGCGGCCAGTCGGCAAGGCGCGGCCCCGCATCAGGCTGATTCTCAGGCCCTGTGGCAGGCGCTGGGGCTGGCTGGGGTGGTGGCAGCGCCCCCTCGGCCTGCGCCTCGCCGGGCCAGCCGGGCGGGGCCACGGCAGGGCTTTCGTAGTGCTCGCGCGGGGCGCGTCCCAGCATGAATTCCTCATGGCAGTAGCCGCGCGGGATGTTCACCACGCCGTACTGGTCGCGCGGCGGCACCAGCACCGCGCCGCTGACCGAGTGGTGACTGTGCAGGGTCATCTCGTCGAGCCGTTCGTTCAGCGTCTTGATCTCGGCGCACGCCTTGGCGAGTAGTTCGGCAACCACTTCGAGCTTCTCGTTGGCGTTCTTCTCGCGCCAGTACTTGTCGCGCATGGGGAAAGTGCTGCTGCCGATGTTTTGTCCTGTGTAGTTCATCTAACTAGTCTCCTTGTCGATCTTCTTGGTGAGGTCGGTGATGGTCATGTTGCCGACGATATTGCTGCCGGTCAGGCGCTGCACCTCGTCGCGGAACGAGCGCGCCATCATCAGCTTCCAGCCCTGCCACAGGGTGTTGTCGGCCTCGGCGAGCGAGTGGCGCAGGGAGCCTAACAACACCGCGCCGATGAGGTTGTCCATCTCGGCGTAGTAGCAGTTGATGAACTCGCCCTCGATCTTGAAGGCGAGCCGGTACGGCGGCTTCTTCTCGGGGCGCACGTCGATCACGGTCTTCACGCAGGCAATTCCCAGTTGTGCAGGTACAGGTCGGGGCGGATCTCGGCGGGCTTGACGCCGAGCAGGCGGGCGAGCGGCAGCGCCCACTCGGCGGGCACCTTGGTCGAGGGCTTCTTGCGCGCCCGGATGATGTAGATAGCCACGGTCGAATGGTTGGCATGGCCGAGTGCCTTGCCTAGATCGACCCGCGAATGCTTGGCCGCCGCGTACACCAGAGGGTGTACGTGGCGACCGTCGAGCAGCAGGGTCTGGTTGAGGGATTTACTCATGTCGTTTGTCCTTGAGTGCGTTCATCAGGGCGTTCTGGCCGCGCGCCTTGTGGCGCAGTGCGTCCAGCACATCTCCGTCGATGGTATCAACCGCGACGATGTAATGGAAGGTGACGGGCTTGGTCTGGCCCTGACGCCACACGCGCGCGTTGAACTGGTCGAATTCCTCCAAGTTCCACGTGAGCGAGAACCAGCACACCGCGTTGCCACCGGCCTGAAGGTTTAAACCGTGCGCCACCGAGGTCGGGTGCGCGAGCAGCACCGGGATGGAACCAGCATTCCACTGGCTGACAATCTTGGCCGACTCGTTCGCCGACACGCCGCCGCCTAGATAGGGCACCGGCAGCCCTAACTTCTTGCGGATCGCGTCGACTTCGTGCTGGAAGGCGACGGCCACCAAGAGGGGCTGGCCTTCCTGCTCGTCGATCAGGTCGGCGAGCGCGTCGAGCTTGGCGTCGTGGACCGAGTGCGAGACCTGCGTCGCCGTGATGCCCATGTCGCCGCCGCTCGAACCGTACACGCCGCCGCTAGCTACCTGTCGCAGCTTCATGCCCTTGGCGGCAGCATTGGCAGCGGTCACGAGGCCCGAGCCGATCTCGCTGTAAAAGTCGTCCTCAAGATCCTTGTAGACCTTGCGCGCGGCGCTCGGCAGTTCGACCTTGATGAAGTTCTCGATCTTGCGCGGCATCTGTAGATAGTCCTCGACGCGCAGCGCGAGCGTCACGTCGGCGATCTTCTTCTGCACACGTTCCTGCGTGTCGCGGCGCGGGTGCCAGAGCGAATAACCGAACTGCTTTTCCTCGTAGAAGTATTCGCGGCGGAAGTGGGTGATGTACTTGCCGAGGCGCTCGCCGCCGTCGAGCATGAAGATCTGCCCGAAGACGTTCTCGATGCCGTTCGGGGCAGGCGTGCCGGTCAGAATCCACACGCGGCTGAAGCGGTCGCGCATGCGCTTCATGATTTTGTAGCGCAGGGTCTGCGTGTTCTTGATCTTGGTCGACTCGTCGAGGCACAGCACGTCGAAGGGCATCGGCTTGCCCGCGAGTTCCGTCTCAAGCCACGACAGGCCCTCGTAGTTGATAACGTAAACGTCGGCCTTTTCCTTGAGGCGCTCGGCCTTCTTGGGGCCATGCAGCACGACATGCTTCAGGCCCGCGAAGTCGGTCCACTTGGCGATCTCGCCCGGCCACACGATGGACATGGGGCGCAGGGGCGCGACGACCAGCATGGCCTTCGCGGCATTGTTTTCCTTCAGCACCGAGAACGCGGCCAAGGTGGTCGAGGTCTTGCCGAGACCGGGCTCGGCGAACAGGCCGTAACCGGGCTTGGAAAGCATGTCGCCGATGGCGCGCATCTGGTAGGGGTGGGGGGTCCAATTGATGGTCATTCCGTTCTCCGTGAGGGCGCACCACGCGCCACGGATCGGAGCTTGACAGGTTGCGTTGATACTGTCAACAGGACGCGGAAGGCCTGCAGGTCGTCGATCTTCTCGGCCGGGAAGCCCATCTGGGTGAAGATGCCCATGAAGTGGCGCTGGATCTTCTCAAGGCCCCGCCCCCGGCGCTTCAGTTCCACCAGCACGGCGCGTCCACCGGGGCACATCAGGATGCGGTCAGGAAGCCCTACGACGCTGCCCTGCAGCTTGAGGAACAGGCAGCCTGCCTTGGTAGCCGCTGCCCGGCAGGACCGCTCCAGCGAACTCTCAAGCGGCCTCCGGGCAGATTTTGCGGAAGGCGCACCAGCCGCAGTGGTTGCCGGGGCGGAAAGGGAAGATGGTCGCGCCCGTGAGGCGGCCCGCGCGCTGCTCCCACTTTTTGGCGAGCTTCGCCGCGCTCTCGCGTTTAAACGTCTTGTCATGGGGTTCCTCGTGATCGAGATACCAGAGTTCGCCTAGCACGGCCTGCGCCTCGTCGTACATCGAGAAGGCCATGAGGGCGTACACCTCGACCTGCTCCATGTTGGCGCGGTACGGCTTGCCGGTCTTGAAGTCGATCACCCTAACTACTCCGTTGGGCATCCGGTAGTGCGCGTCGATCTTGCCGCGCAGCCACAGGTCTTCTCCTACCTGCCGTGCGTGCCAGCCATCAGTGAACTCCCACGCCTGCTCCGGGGTGGCTTTGATGTCGCGCAGTAGTTCGATCTGGTGAGCCCACGCGGGGGTGATAACCGGCGGCAGCGAGTCGAGGGTGCCTAGCAGAAACTTTTCAATCTGTTCGTGTATCTGCGTCCCCCGACTCGCTGCGGGTGCTTCGATGCCGGGCACCTTCTTGTTGTAAGCGTAATCATACTTGGCCGGGCAGGTTTCGAAGTCCTTGAGGCGCGAGACAGTCCAGTGAGTCATTCGACCACCACCTTGATGCCGAGTAGATAGATTTCAAAAGGCGGCTCGGACTTGTCTCTCGGGTGCTTGGTTACGGGTTGCAGGGCCGCGACGACCTCGGCCAAGTCATCCCATTCTGTGCGCGTTACCGCGATGCGTATGCGCCCCAGATCTACTGCTGGCAGGAAGCGCCTGACGCTGTCGGCCAACGCGACGATGGCGTGCGGGGTCATTTGCGCCGCGATCGCAGGATGGCCGTGACGACCAAGAACGAAGTCACGAATGGGATCACGAAGACGGTAAGAATTCGTTCGATGGTCACTTGGGTTTCTCCATGTTGCCGAAGTCAACGCCATAGGTCGGGTCGGTCTTGGTGGGCACGTCGAGCTTGAACGCCTCGCGCATAGCTAGGTCGAGCAGCGCGCTCGCCGACTTCTCCTTGCCCTTCGGCGCGCAGCCGACTAACTGGTCGTGCACCGTGAGCAGGAAGCGCGTGTCGGTGCCCCGGATCTGCGGCCACCACAGGCGCATGGCTTCCTTGGTCTGGTCGGCGCTGGAGCCTTGGATGAGGTAGTTCAGGAGCACGTACTCGAAGGTCTGGGTGCTGCCCGTCGCCTTGTCGATGCGCGCGGCCGGGGAGAAGTACTGACGGCCACCAATCGTGGTGATGTTCTGCCCGGCGCGACCTATCGCGTTCACCTCCTGCTGCAGCGTCTTCACGCTGGGGAGCGCGTTGTCGTAGGCGGCGATGAGCCCCTGCGCATCCTCGTAGCTGATGCCTAACTTCAGCGCCAGAGCCCGCGCGCCCATGCCGTAGATCTTGCCGAAGTTGATGGTCTTGGTCTGCTTGCGCGACAGTTCGATGCCGATGTTCTTGTGGATCAGTTCGGCGACGAACTCATGCACGTCGAGGCTCGGATCTTTCCGGTACGCCTGCGCGAGCACGCCGTCCTCGTAGTGGGCGAGGAACTTCAACTCCTGCTGGCTGTAGTCGCGCGAGAACAGCACGTGGCCCTTGGGCGCAACTAGATAGGAGCGCAGGTTCGGCAGCGTGAAGGACTTCGAGGTGAGGCGCTGCGTGCGCATGTACGCCAGTAGCTCGTCGTACTTCTCCGGGTTCGTCGTGTTCTGCATGTTAGGCGACGACGAGAGCCGCCCGGTCTTGGCCCCGTAGTCCGAGTAGTCGCGCACCTGATTCCAGTTGCAGTGAAGACTGGTGCCGTGCAGACCCCACGGCCGCATGTACATCGTCAGGCACTGGTTGAGCGCCGAGCGGTAGAGCAAGAGCCCCTTGACCTTGCCGTCCGGCAGCGCGCCCATCAGCGCTTCCTTGGCGGTAGATAGCTTGCCGGTCGGGGTGCGCGGAAGCCGGATGTGCTTGTTCTTCTCCAGCGCCTCGGCGAGTTCGTCGCCCGAGTCGAAGTTGGCAGGCGGGGTGCTGCCAATGTCGTGTTTCCAGACCGAGCGCAGATTGGCTTCGACGCCTGCCAGCACGCTCTCGTAGTGCTCGGTGTCGGCGTACAGCTTCCTGTGATCGAGCGGGATGCCGTGCGCGGAGTTGTCGAGCAGCAACGGCATGATCTCGCACTCGCGCCGATATGCCTGCCACAGGCCGCGCTCCTTCAGCATCGGCTTGAAGTGTTTAAACAGCTTGAGTGTTCGTTCGACATCGCCGCTCGCGTACGGTCCCACGACATCGCCGGGTGCCTGTGAGATGAACGCGCCACACTGCTTGTCAGTCGGAGCGCGGCCTGCCTCAGTCAGGTAGTTAGCTTTCAGCCAGTGCCTGACCGCGTCCTGTTCTTCGGGCGGCATCCCTAGGTAGCGCTCGGCGAGTGGCTTCAGGGACAGTTCGCCGTAGGGCTCCAGCAGGAAGGCCATAATCATCGTGTCGTTGATCTGCTGGCCGTCGGGTAGTGAGAGGCCGAGCTTCTCGCAGGCGACCGCGATGTCGAACGCAGCGTTGTGGCACAGCATCGGGTCGGTCCACATGTCCTCCAGCGCGTCGATGCCGTCGACGATATGGGCGTTGTTGCCCTTGGGGTGGCCCCATGAGATGTAGCCCGGCCCCTTCTTCGCATCGCCAATGGCGACACCGACCGGGGCGGGCGGGTAGTTAGGACGTGATTCAATCGCAGCGGTCTCGAAGTCAAAGCAACGCATTTATTCCTCCCAGAAAAAAGCCCCGAATCAGAGCCACGCTCGGGGCCACACGTGTTGGTGTCAGGCACGTACTGGACACACGAGCGCCAGCGTGCCGTCTCGCTCTAGAATTTCCGGCCGCGACGCGGGGGTGGGGGAGCCTTCGCGGCCGGAGCTTCATCGAACTCAGGATACGGCATGAGCATCAGGCGCTCGGCCTCGTCGACCCGTGCCGCGATGGCATCGAGCAGCGCGTCGCCCTCGAAGACGCTCGCCACGAAGCTGACCGCGTACTGGGTCTTGGGGTCGGGGCGGTTCTCCAAAGTAGTTAGGCGCGACCACGTCGGGTCCTCGTCGCCGAAGATGGCCTCGACGTAGGAGCGGAACGTCTTGGCGTTGAGCACCGAGAGCCGCGCCTGCCAGATGGTGGCCGCCGCTATCGCGCTCGGCCCCTTGGCGAGCGTGTCGCCGTGGATGAACGCGAGCCGCGAGCCCTCGCGGCACGCCTTGCCCTTGCCGTTGGCGGCCGATCCGAACTCGGCAAGGCGGCAGGTGCCACAGGTGTCCGATTGCGGCACGGCGGACTTCTCGTGCGGCCTGACGCCATCGTAGCTGTAGCAGTCGGGCGACTCGGTGGCGTTCGGGTCGAAGGGCTTGCTGTAGTAAGTCCGCTCGAAGCCGTGCGCGAGCAGGATCAGCGGCAGGGGATTGGCGATCTGGTTGCCCCCGGCGCTGATGGCTCCGCCCCGGAACGAGAGGAAGTTGCCGCCCATCTGCGGCAGCTTCGCCAGAGTCTGGCGGCTGGTGTTGATCGACTGCTTGGCGCGCTCGCGCCACGATCCGGGAGTGGCGAGCGTGGTCGGGGCGCGGGGTACAAGAGCTTTGCTGGCTGTCTTTTTGGCTGGCATGACGGGTTCCTTTGGTACGAGCTACGAGTTACGAGCGGCGCGATCCTACGCCTTGCTGTTGGCGGCCTCAACTGTGCCGTTTAAACGCTCCGGGTATGACCCCATGTTGATAGTGCCGTCAGTGATCTCGGTGTAGAGATAGGGCTTCAGGTCGGCGCGGGTTCGCACCGAGGTGTGGCCTAACTTCTTGCCCTCGACCACGCGGCAGACCACGTGCGCCATGCCGGTGTCGGGGTGCTGCTCGTCGAGCCAGTAGACGCGGCCGTCGGCCTTGTCGGTGTGGAGAATGAGGCTCTGCGTTCTCACTTCTTGGTCCTCGTGGTGATCGACAGTTCCATCTTGGTGCCGGGGCGCACGCCGGGGATCTGCACCTCGTCGTCCCAGCGTTCCTTGCACGCACTAACTACCGGCTGCTTGCGCACGAGGTCCCATGCACGGTTCTTGCCGACGAACTCGAAGAACGCCTGATCGTCGAACAACTCGGCGAAGGTGTTGCGGCGGATCGAGATGGTGGCGGTCTTGGTCGAGACGCTTTCGAGTTCCGCTTCGAGCATCGAGACCAGCAGCAGTTCCTCGGCATCGTTGCGCGCCTGCTTCAGCGGCTCCAGCTTGGCCTCCATCGCGCGGCGCTGCTTGTTGTAGGCGGCCTCGGCCTTGTGCAGGCTGTCGGCGAGAGCCGTCAGCGCGCCGGGAGCGTAGGTCTTGGGCTTAGTTTTCATCGCATCTCTCCGTCGGGTGTCTGTTGATAATGTCAGCAGGGTACATGCGCGAGTTGACCAGAGTCAACAGCGCCTTGGCGATGTCGTCGCCCATCACGTTGTTCTTCACCGTGATGGGCGACACCGCGCCCTTGGCCCGTGCCTGCCAGTACTGAACGATGCGACGTTTACACGTCTCGATGTCGTTCCGCTGGAAGGCGAGCACGCCGTCAGTCAGGATCTGCTCGGCGGCAGGTTGCTGGATCACGGTCATGCGTCTCCCTCCAAGGTAGCTAGGGCCAGTTGCACGTACAGCTTGGCAATGCCGGGCGAGCGCTTCTTCTCGACCGGCCACTTGCGCAGCGCGTGATGTAGATAGACAGCCGCGTCCTTGCCGTTCAGCATCTCGGCGCGGGGTGCAAGTACCTGCCCTTCGGCCTTGGCCGCTCGCAGCTTGGCGTTGCGTGCGCGGGTGGCGATGCGCTTGGCAATCGTTTCGGCCGATTGCCTGTGCCCCTTGGGAGGCATCAGCGCTTCTTCCCGTCGCCGTCGAACCACTCGACCAGTCGCGCCGAGAACACCTTCAGGCGGCCACGGCGGAAGACGACTTGTGCCGGGCGCTTCTTCTTCCAGTAGTAGCGTGCGCTCCTGCACGCTTGGCACAGCACGATCTCATCGCGCTGCGTCTCGAACTCGACGCAGCAGTCCTGCGTGTCGCAGATCTTCTTCATTCCATCTCTCCCGTCCAAATGAAGGCATTGCCGACGATCAGCATGCCGGTAGCTAGGAGCACCGCGAGCGGCGGCGGTGGCTCCTGTGTCAGGTCGTTGTAGCGCAGCTTCTCAAGGCGTCCGCGCAGGTAGCGGTTGCCCGCGATGGCAGAGGCGCGGTCGTTAGGTTTCTTGGTCGCGTCGAGCAGCCCTTCCTCGTCGAAGAACATGTGCGCCACCTTGCCGTCGAGGATGCACGAGAGGTGTTCGACGGTTCGGCACTTGAGCGGGCCGCGCATGTACTCCAAGGTCGGCGAGCCGTATTCGAGCTTGCCGTACTCGGTGGACGGCACCTCCTGATAGGTGCCGTCCTGATTCAGCAGATATAACTTGTGCATGTCTAACTATTCTCCGTGGTTCTGAAGGATGTCGAGCTTCTTCTCGATGCGGTGCAGGGCGGCGCGGGACTTCTGCCAGCGGTTGAGCGCGCGGGACAGTTCGGCCTCCATCTGGTGATGGCGGTCGAGCGCCTCGGCGTACTGCTTGCCGGGATCGCGGCGCACCTTGCTAGGTGCCTTCTTGGCGAACTCGGCGTTGCGGCCAGCGGCGGCCCATAGGTCGATGTTCATGAGTTGCCTACCTCGTCGAGCGCGTCGATGGCCTCGGTCAGGTCGTCCTTGAGGGTGGCGATGGCGGTCGCGATCTCGTCGAGCTTGGACGCGGCGGTGTCTAACTTCTCGATGAACTCGCCCATCTCGGTGCCCTTGTCGCCGTTCTGCGCGCCTTCGCTCATGCCATCGAGCGCTTCCTGCTCCGCGTCGCGCAGGTCCTCGGCTTCGTCCTTGAGCGCGTCAGCGTCCTTCAAGCCCTCGATCTGCGCGAGCAGCACCTGCGCCTGATTGACGAGGTCGCGGGCTTTCTGTCGTCTCTGCTTATTCACTTTGGATCTCCTGCCCCGGCACCACGCCGGGGCTTCATGTTGATAATTATACAGATGGGGTTGACGTTGTCAACGGATGTTTAAACGTGGTCGATCCCCTCACAGGCGGCCAAGAAGCGCACGCGGTCGAAGCGTTGGTTTTCGCGGGCGAACGTGTCGGCCAAGCGACTAGCTACCAGCGCGAGCGCAATGGGGTCCTTGGTGAAGCTGCGCGCGTCGGCGAAGATCGCCGCGATGGCGATGTAATGCTTGCGGCTCATCGGCGCACCTTGCCGTCGTACAGGCGGGCTTCGAGTTCGTAGCCCTCGGTGTCGATGGCGACGCGCGTCGAGGGCTTGAGGCCCTGCTCGCGCTGCTCGGTCATCACCAGCATGGTCTGGTAGTCGTTGCCCTCGGGGATGCGGTAGGCGTAGCGCGTGCGGAAGCGGAAGGCTTGCAGGTCGCGCAGCATCTGGCGTTCTTCGTGGTTCAGTGATTCGTAGTCCATATAATCCTCAGTAGTTAGAGTCGTTGTCCAAGTCGGCGCGCTCGGCAGCGGCGGCCTCGTCGGCCGCCATCTCGTCTGCCGAATCGAAAGGGATCTCGTCGAAGTCGTACATAGTTAGGCGCTCTGGGGGAACTGCTGCGAGAGGAACGCGATGCTCTGCTCAAGGCTCTCGATCTGCTCGTCGATGGCCTCGACCGTGCGCTGCGGGACGCCGCGCGTGCCGCCGCCGTTCTGCACCCACTTGCCGATGCGATACGCCTCGCCGTGAGTGGCGAGTACCGTCGCCTGCTGCACGCCACAGGCGCGCGGGTTCTTGTAGCCGGGCATGTTGAAGGCGATCCACAGCGGGCCGACCTTGACCACGTAGCCCGTGGCGGTCTGCTTGAGCGCGGTCAGGTCCATGATCTGCGCGCGGAAGTCGGCGAGGGTCTTGGCGATCAGTTCTTGTTGGTCGGTGGTCATCTTGCGTCTCCAGTTCAGTGATTCGATGGAGTGCACTCTACAGGCTCTGTTGACGATGTCAACGGATATTTGCATCCCCTGATTATTGTTTAAACGCGCGATACCTGTTGACATCGTCAAAGGGGCAGTGTTTAAATGCACGCATCGAAAGGCGTGGTGCCTTTCATCAACGGAGTCTGGCAATGAAAGCAATCAAGAGTCGCGAGGAATGGCTGAACGTGGTGCTGCACAAGCACATCGCCAAGCTGCTCAAGGTGAAGGCCGGTGTGGTGCTGCCTGCCGACGCCAAGGTGTCGGTCGGCTTCCCCGGTGGCGGCTCGGCGCGCAAGCGCATCGGTGAGTGCTGGCCGCGCAGCCGCTCGTCGATCAAGGTCAACGAAATTTTCATCAACCCGTCGATCACCGCACCGACGCTGATGATCGACGTGCTGGTGCACGAAGCCATCCACGCGGTCGACGACTGCAAGAACGGCCACAAGGCCCCGTTCCGCCGCATGGCGCTCGCGGTCGGCCTTGAGGGCAAGATGAAATCGACGCACGCAGGGGCTGAGTTGTCGAAGTGGATAGGCGAGGTACTCGCCGCGATGCCGAAGATCGACTACGGCTCGCTCGACCTGTCAGGCCGCAAGGTGCAGTCGACGCGCATGCTGAAGCTGAAATGCGACTCGTGCGGCTACGTGGTGCGTACCACGCAGAAGTGGGCCGAGTGCGGCATGCCCTCATGCTGCTGCGGCGGCGACTTCCACAAGGCGGGCTGATGGAAGTGCTCGACGCCATCATCAACAAGGGGGCCGCGTTCTACGCGGCCCATCCTCTCATCAGTGCGCTGCTCGTTTATTGCGTGCTGGATGAATTCGCCGACTGGATGAACAAGAGGCCGCGCAAATGAAGTTCCGCATCGTGCGTTTAAACGAGCAGACCCTCGATGTCGGCAGCTACGTGCTGGTGTGTGCGCGCCATGTTGCTAATGGCAACGTGCCCCGCTTCCCGGCGCAGCTTGAGGTCTCCGAGGATGGTGTCATCTGGCAGGCGGTGCCCTTCGTCAACGCCAGTCTCGTCGACGACGAGGATGAGACGCCCAAATAAAAACGGCGGGGCACAGATGTGTCCCGCCGTTAACCACTGGGAGTCAGCGCTGGCAAAAGCGCACGCTTGTTCAGGGCGCGGCGCAAGAGTACCGTAGACCTGTTCTCCGTTGCAAGTACCAACGCGACGGGATGTTTAAACACCACTTGGAGCTACCGATGTCTGCAGATCCTGCGCAGTTCGCCCTGCCATTCTCGCACTACGCGCGCCTTGGCTATCTACCTGTGCCGCTGCATGGCAAGGTGCCGTATTCAGTCGGTTGGCAAACTACCCGCTACGAGCAGACCGAACTCGACGTGCTCGACACTCAAGGCAATCTTAACGTCGGGCTCCTGTGCGAGAACATCGTCGGTCTCGACATCGACCTGACTGATGAGAGCCACGCGCGGAAAATCGAGGCGCTGATCCGGCGCACGTTGAAGCTACCGAAAGCGACGCCGCGCCGCGTCGGCAACGCACCCAAGGCGCTGCTCATCATGCGCGTGGAGACGCCGCTGCCCGGCTTCGACATTCGGCACGACAGGAAGGTCGTGCTGTTCCAGTTGCTGGGGGCTGGCAAGCAGTTCGTGGTGCATGGCATTCACCCCGACACCGGCAAGCCCTACACCCTGAACCGGCCCCTGCCACGGGTCGAGAAGCTGCCCCTCCTGACGGCTGCCGGGCTCGTGGCGCTACGCGAGGCGCTGACCCTTGGCCTGACCAAGCTGGGTTACTCGGTCGGCTCCCACGGCCCCTCCGTCGGCCGTATAGGGGGTGGCTGGAGCGCCGCACGGTGGACGCCGACGGGGCAGCAACAAGCGGTCGATGCGCTGTGCCTGCTCGACCCTGACATGGCCCGTGCCGACTGGATCGAGTGCGGCATGGCGCTCGCCGATGGCACGCACGGCGACGATGACGGCTTCGCGCTCTGGGATACATGGTCGAGCACCTCGCCCAAGTACAACGCGCGCGAGATGCAGAAGCAGTGGAGATCGTTTAAACCCGGCGGCATCACTCGTGCGTCGCTGTTCAAGAACCAGTGGCTCAAGCGCGTACCAGTAGTTAGTACGCCGCCCGTGCGCCATGACGACGATAGTGACGAGCGGCTCGCCGATCTGCTCGCACTCACGCCCGGAGCCGTGCCGTGGCTGGTGCAGGACATGCTGACTCACGGCGCGCACCTGCTGGTCGGCCGTCCCAAGGGGGGCAAGTCGTGGGCCACGATGGACTTGGCCTATGCGGTAGCGAATGCGGGCAAGTTCGTGGGCAAGCAGGCACGCGCGGGCCGCGTGCTGTGGTTCGCGTCCGAGGATACACGCGAGGGACTAGCTAGGCGCTTGAAGGTACGTAACGAAGCAGTCGGTGACAACGTCGTGGTGCTCGCGATGGAGAAGCTGCAGGCCGAGCGCGAGCAGTGGGATGACTGCACGTTCTGGGAGATGCTCGATGCGCGGCTCGAAGCCGATCACTTCGATCTGGTGATCGTGGATACACAGAAGACCTGCGAGGCGGTATGGGCCAGCGAGCAGATAGACGAGCGGCGCAGCGCCAGCCCGGTCGATGTGGCCTACCAGAGCGTGCGGCTGTACGACGAGATCGGGCAGCGGCGCAAGACCTGTCTCGTGCTGGTGCATCACACCGGCAAGCTGAAGAACAACAAGGGCACGGACTACCACGAGCGCATCAACATGCCAGCCACCGTGGTCGCAGGCGTGACGGGTTCGCTGGTGCTGGCTGATCCACCGGAGCGTGACCTGCACGCAGATGATGACTTCCAGCGCATCCTAGCTATTCGTGGGCGGCACATGGCTCAAGGGGATGAGCAGTTGATGGTCGAGATCAAGATGGGCCGCTTGGAGTTGTTAGGCAAGTACAACGAGGTGGTGCAGACCCGTGCTCAGGCCGAGGTGTTCGCGGCTATCGAAGCATTGCTGCGCGATCAGGAGTCGACGAGCATTGCGCAAGTGGCCGAACACATGGGCAAGCACAAGAACTCGGTGCAGCGAGCGCTTGCGCGGGCGGCGAAGATGCCGGGCGGCATGGTGTGGAAGGGCAGACGGCTCGATGTGCGGTCGGGGCGGGGCATTCGGTGGCTGACGTAGGGGTGTGTGTTATGTGTGTTAATGGTCGGTGGGGGTCGCTGGAAAGCCCTATATAATACCTATTTATACCTATTAACACCCATGTACATATATGTTCGCGCGCGCGAGGCATTAACACACGTGGGGTGGTGTTAATGCGGGGGCAGGTGTATCAGGAGGCGCGGCTGGGAGGCTTAATCGCAAGTGACTGACGAGCCAGTGAAACGCGGGCGGGGTAGGCCCATCGGCACGTTTGCCGTGCAGACGCAGCGTGCGCGCGAGCGCATTCGAGTAGCTAGGCTGGTGCAGATTGCCGACGACATCGCGACCGGGAAGTTAGGCGGTGATCCCAAGCGGCTCGCGGTCAAGCTGCAGGCCATCACGCTGCTGCTCAGGAAGACGCTGCCGGACCTCACCGCCACTGACCTAACTACCTCGGGGCAGCCACTGGCGGTGACGCAGGTGCTGTTCAACCATGACCCGCCGAAAGCCAAGTAAGGTAGTTAGGGAGCGCGCGGCCATCGTGGCCGAGCCCGTGATCGAGATGAAGGGTCCGCCCATACCGGGCATCCGTCCGCGCGAATATCAGTTGCCGGTGTTCAAGTACTGGGAGGGCAACAAGAAGC